TCTAACGGGCAAGGTCAGCGGTCTCGCGCGCTGGCAGGATGATCTGATCGACCGGTGTTTGGCTGGGCTATGCCGACGCATGAACGTGGAAATCCAGCGGCGCTGGCAGGCAAAGGGATCAAGCGGCGCAGGCGTACGGTATATAGGGCTAGTGCTACGCGGTCTGCTGTGACATGGCGCGTCGCGTCACCCATGCCCTGCGCGCCTCACGTCTGCCGTGTCGGTTGTTTGTGGAGGGCGCGGCCGGGTCTGAATCACTCGGTCGCGCTGCGCCTGCTCAATGGTGCTGCGGCACCCTCAACGGGTTGTGATAGCCTTTCGGCAGGTAGGGCTGAAGATCTTTCTTAATGTAATGAGCTTTTCCTAGCCGATTCAGCTTGTCTATCATGCGATGAGTGTAGTCTTCCCAATCAGTCGTTTTGGTGATGCCTATATAGTTGACGCGACCTACCTTGTAGAGATCGACAAAATCATGGGTAGAATCGACGATGGCAAGCGATGCTTCGACATCGATGGTAGGTTCCAGGCTTACCCAGGTATAGATGCCGCGATCATAGAACTTGCGAAGTGTCGCAAGTCGATCATCCGGATCGGCGGCTGCCCGCTCCCATTTGCGGGAGAATAGCGCGTCGAGGCTGGTAAGGGTCGATGCGAAGGCATCCCGCTCGGGTCTGAAGAGATCGATGTCGCGCAGTGCTCGGCTCCCGCCCTTGGTCAGGGTACAGATCGCAAGGCCGTGATCCTGCATCGTTTCGATCGCCCAACGGGTGAGATCGTGGTGCTGCGGCGGATATGGGTCCGTAGTGAAAGACATCATTACTTGTTCGGTAATTCCGGCCAGCTTGTATTTCGCCGCGTCCTTGAGCAGGCCATCGCGGTAGTTGCCCCGGACAACCGCGCCAGCATCGAACTCGGCCCGGTCGATGAAGATGGCCTTCGGAACGTAGCAGTACGCGCACTTGTGCCCGCATCCACGATAGGGATTGGTCGACAATGGAGCGTATTCCCCCGCCTGCCCGCGGGGTCCGTAGATGAATGAACAGCCTTTGACGCTGATTCCGTCCGGGTTGAGTGTCATATCTCAAGTCTCCATGCCGTGTTGGCAAGGTGCAAAATGCCAGCAGTGACGCCTGACTGCAACAAATATGTTGCTTATAACGGCGTTCATGTTGCTTTACATTAGACTAGGTGCTCGACTATGGCTGGAAAGCCGATGGCCAATATTGATCTGATGCAACTGCGCAAGCTGGCACAGTTGCATTGCACGATCGATGAGGCTGCTTCCTACTTCAACTGTTGCAAGCGGACGCTCCTGCGGTGGTTGGAAAAGCCCGCATACGCGAGCGCGTGGGAAGACGGCAAGGCCGCCGGCCGGCTGAGCCTGCGGCGCCTGCAGTGGCAGCACGCCAACGGTGCTGGATCTGCCGCAGTCCAGATGACGATCCATTTGTCCAAGCACTGGCTCGGCGAAACCGAGAAGATGCTAAACGAGCATTCCGGCCCCGATGGCAGCCTACTCCAAATCATCATCAGCCCTACCCAAGCCGAATACTGATCCAGGGTTCGTCCTCAATCCCGGTCAACGCCGCGCCGACATCCTTCTGACAGGGGATCAGCGACACACTCTGCTGGCAGGCGGCGTGCGATCAGGAAAAACGGCAATCCTCGTTCGGGCCGTTCTCACGCGGGCGGTACGTGTGCCCAGTTCCCGCCACGCAATCCTGCGCTTCCGGGATAACGCCGTCAGGGCTTCGATCGCGCTCGACACACTGCCCAAAATGGTCCGGTGGTGTTTTCCTGGATTGAAGATCATCGAGCACCGGCAGGACAAGTTCTTCGCGCTGCCGAATGGTTCCGAGATCTGGCTCGGCGGCCTCGACGACAAGGAACGGGTCGACAAGATCCTCGGAACTGAGTTCGCGACGATCCTGTTCAACGAATGCAGCCAGATCCCCTATTCGTCAGTGCTAACGGCGCGGACCAGACTGGCGCAACAGGTCGAGGGCCTGAGGCAACGGGCCTATTACGACATGAACCCGTCCGGTACGGGGCACTGGACCTATCACGAGTTCGCGGAAGGTCGCGACGCCGTTTCGCGCAAGCCACTCGCCGATCCCGAAAACTACCGGCGCGCTTTCATCAACCCGAACGACAACGCCGCGAACCTCAGTCCCGAGTTTTTGGCGTCGCTTGCGAACCTTCCCGATAAGCAGCGCCGCCGCTTCTTCGATGGCCAGTACGTTGCCGAGGTCGAGGGTGCGCTGTGGACCTATGACGGACTGGAACGGTGCCGGGTCGATCCCGTGCTGAACGAACAGCCGGCCGATACGCTGGCTCGGCTCGGTATAGGCCGTGTAGTGGTCGCTGTGGACCCTTCCGGCGCCGCAGGCGAGGAAGACAAGCGGTCAGACGAGACCGGCATCAGTGTGGTTGGCAGGGCCGGCAAACGTGCCTATGTCCTCGCGGATTGCACCTTGCGGGCCGGCCCAGAGCAATGGGCCAAGGCCGCGGTGAAAGCCTTCGACGACTGGAAGGCCGATGCTATCGTGGCCGAGCGGAACTTCGGTGGGGCGATGGTGTCGGCGGTCATCCGTACGGCGCGGCAGAATTTGCCGGTCAGGTTGATCACAGCATCTCGCGGCAAGCACGTCAGAGCCGAGCCGGTCGCAGCGCTCTATGACGCCGGTGATGTGGCTCATCTTGGGCGATTTCCAGATCTAGAAGACCAGCTCGTGAACCTCTCCTCCGCCGGCTACATCGGCGAGCGGTCGCCCGATCGGGCCGATGCGATGGTGTGGGCAATGTCGGAGTTGATGTTCAATGCGCCTGATGCTGTCGCCTACACTGCCACCTATTCCATGAGACGCTGAGTGCCTGACGATCCATCGACGACATCTGCAGAATACCAGCGTATGGAAAAGCAGTGGCGCTTGGTGTCCGACGTTCTCGGCGGTGTCGAAGCGGTCCGCAAGCGCGGCAACGATTACCTGCCGAAATACGAGGTGGAATCAAGCGAGGAATACCGACGCCGGTCTCTAACGGCTCCGTGGCGACCGGAGTTTGCAGATATCGTGCAAACGCTCGCGTCGAAGCCTTTTGGCCGGGATATCGCTATCAAGGGCGCCGCGCCAGACGAGATCATAGGGTCGGTCGATCCCGGGACGAAGATGCGAACGGGCGGTCTCATAGACGACATCGACGGGCGTGGTTCTAGCCTCACGACCTTCGCCGCGGAAACGTTTTTCACCGCTATCGCCAAGGGCGCGCACGCCATCCTGGTGGATTATCCCGAGATGGTGCCGAACGCTTCGCGGGCCGATGAGATCCAAGCCGGCGCCCGTCCTTATTGGGTGCAGATCTCGATCGATTCGATCCTGGCGCTTTACACCGATGTTGAGGGCGGTCGTGAATTCGTCACCCACGTCCGCATCAAGGAGACGCGCGTCGAGCGCGACGGTTTTGGTGAGCGGACAATAGAGCAAGTCCGCGTACTTGAGCCGGGTACAAGTCAAGTGTTTGAGCGGAGCGATAAGGGCGAATGGATTGCGGGAGAAAAGCGCCCCGTCCTGCGCGGCGGGCGATTCAAGTCCGTGCCGCTGGCGCTCGTCTTTCTCGGTCGTCGTAAAGGAGCGCAGGAAGTCCGTCCGCCGCTTCAAGACGTGGCGCAGATGCAGGTCGAATTGTATCAGGCGCTGTCGCGCGAAGAGGAGATCTTGACCTTTGCGGGTTCGCCGATGCTGTCGGCGAACGGCATGCGGCCTCCGTCCGAACAGGAAGGCAAGGTCGTCGTCGGGCCGAAGACGATCCTGTTCACCCCACCCCAGAGCGGGGACGGTGCGCATTGGGGCTTTGTGCAGCCAGCCGCCGCCAACATCGCTGAGATTCGCAAGAACATCGAATCGATCCAAGCCGACATGCGGCGGATCGGCCTGCAGCCTTTGACGGAACAGCCAGGCAACCCTACCGCGACAGGCAAGGCCATCGATGCCGCCAAAGCCCATAGTGCCGTCAAGTCATGGGCATTGCTGCTCAACGACGCCATCGAGCAGGCATTCGTTTACACCTGCGAGTATCTCGACAAGCCAGCTATGGTTCAGACCGAAGTCTCGACTGACTTCAGTGTCTTGCCCTATGCGGCGGAACCTTTGAAGGCATTGGCCGAAGCGAGGCTCACACGGGAGATCTCGCACGACGCCTACGTGAGCGGTCTCAAACGCTTCGATGTCTTGCCCCCCGATTTCGACGGCGAGGCCGATCAAGCCCTTATCGCCGCCGAACCGCCGGTCGCGGCAAAGACCGAAGTCCAAGTCAGGACGTGATGTTCTGATTTTCTGCCGACCGCTCGGATGAGCGGCGGAGCACCGGGTCGGATGGCCCACCAGCCGAAGGGCGGATGCCCGAAGGACGATCATGAAACTCAAGACATTGGAATTGGACGGCAAGGTCTATGCCGAGGTGGACGACGGCAAGCCGGTGTTCGTCGCCGACGACGGCAAGGCGATCCCGTTCGACGCGCCCCATACGGTCGCGACGATCGCCAGGCTAAACGGTGAGAGCAAGGCCCATCGCGAGGCCCGTGAGGCTCTCGAGGCGAAGCTGAAGGGGTATGAGGGGATCGAGGATCCTGACGCCGCCCGCTCGGCTCTGGAGACGGTTCGCAACCTGAAGGATGGCGACCTCATCAAGGCTGGCGAGGTCGAGGTCATCAGGGCTGCCGCCAAGAAAGCGGCCGACGATCAAGTCGCTGCCGCCATGAAGCTGAGCGCCACCAAGATCAAGGACCTGGAGAAGGATCGCGACGGCCTGCGCTCGCTCTATACGAACGAAAAGATCGGTCGCGTCTTCAACGGATCGAAGTTCATCTCCGAAAAATGCATCGTTCCAGCTCCCATGATGCAGGCGCAGTTCGGCGCCGCTTTCCGCATCGAGGATGGTCGGGTCGTAGCCTACGACGGCGACAACAAGGTCTTCAGCCGCACGAAGCCCGGCGACTTTGCCGAGCCAGATGAAGCGCTCGAAATTCTCGTGGACCAATATCCGTTTCGCGATGCGATCCTGAAAGGTTCCGGCTCGTCCGGGTCTGGAGCCCGATCTGGCACGACAGCCAGCGGGCAGCATCAAATGAGCCGCGCTGAGTTCAGCAAATTACCGCCCCTTCAACAGCGCAAACACGCGCTTGAGAACATCCAACTATACGACTGACAACGTCTTCGGGCGGTTTATCGAGCCAAGTCCCTGATGAAGGGCGGTGCTTCGTGTCAGTTAGACTTGAACCACCCTTCATCTTCAGGAGATAACTTTGGCCAATACGCTTACTGGGCTTGTGCCTACCCTGTACCAGTCTCTCGACGTCGTGTCGCGGGAAGGCGTCGGATTCATTCCTGCTGTCCAGCGTGACAACGGAAACTTCGCCCGCGCCGCCGTTGGGCAGACCGTCACGGTTCCGATCGTGCCGTCTGTGGTCGGCGAGAACATCGTTCCCGGTGTGACGGCTCCGAACGATGGTGACCAGGTTCTCAGTTCCATCAGCATGGTGCTCAACAACGCCAAAATGGTGCCCATCCGCTGGAACGGCGAGGAACAACTCGGCCTCAACAACAACGGCCCTGGCTCCGGTCCGATCCTGGTAAACCAATTTGCGCAGGCGTTCCGCTGGCTGACGAACCAGATCGAACTGTCCTGCTCCACCGCATCCTATGTCGCGGCCTCACGGGCATCCGGCACGGCCGGCACGACGCCTTTCGGCACGGCGGCCAACCTTGGCGACACTGCTGGCGTAGCCCGCATCCTCGACGAAAACGGTGCGTCGATGACCGATCGGCATATCGTCGTATCGTCGCCCGCCATGGCGAACTTGCGCGGCACGCAGTCCAACCTGTTCAAGGTCAACGAGGCCGGCACCGACGACCTTCTCCGCCGCGGCACTATCGGCGAACTGGAAGGCTTCGCCATGCACTACTCGCCCGGCGTCAAGCAGGTCGTCGGGGGTACCGGCGCGGGCTTCGTCACCACGGCGATCAACGCCGTCGGCACGATCGCCATCGCGCTGGGTACCGGGACCGGCACCGTCAACGCGGGCGACATCGTGCGCTTCGCTGGCGACGTGAATCAGTACGTGGTCGTCGCTGGCACGACCGGCCCCGGCACGATCACGATCGGGGCTCCTGGCTTGAAGCTGGCTTCGGCGTCCGGTTCGGCCATGACCATCGTAGGTTCATATACCCCCAACATCGCCTTCACGCGAGACGCCATCGTGCTCGCGACCCGCATGCCTGCCGTGCCAGAGTTCAATGGCATCAAAGGCGACATGGCAGACGACATGATCGAACTGCCGGACGCTTTCTCGGGCCTCACCTACGAGGTCCGTGTGTATCGGCAATACAGGCAAATACGCTTTGAGGTGGGCATCGTGTGGGGAGTCGGCGTGATCAAGCAGGATCATATCGCCATCCTTCAAGGATGATTGTCTTCACTCCCTGATCCATAGGAGGCCACAATGGCCGATTTTCCCACCACTGACTCGGCTCCCACCCCTGCCACCCTGGCGACCGGCAAGGCGTCTGCATCTGATGCGGACAAGGCCAGAGCCGACGCACAGACGGCTGCAGCCAAGGCCATCGACGCACAATCGAAGGCCGACGCCGCCACGAAGTCCAAGGAACAGCAGGACGCCGACAAAGCCGCTGCGGAGGCAGACAAGGCCCGCCGCGCGGCTGCGGAGAAAGAGGCATCTCTGGTTCCGACCGAACCCATGACGGCTGTCGAGGCCAAAGTGATCTCCCCGCATGTCACCGACGACATGGGCGCTGGCGACCACTTGGCGCAAAAGTTCAGCAACCAGCCGGCGAACCCGCAAATCGCCAAGCCGGAGCACGCCGATCCAGACCTTTGCACGGTGAAGCTCACCATGGCGAAGGCGGACGGCCTGGGCGCTCCGGCGATCACGATGGTACATCCCGACCTGGTCGGTGACTACCTGCGGGCCGGCTGGGATCGGGCCTGATTCCGTGATCCTCCCCACGGTAATGGTCCACCACCCGCTTGATCACGACGTCTGCATGGTCATCAACGCGTCAGATTATGATGACACGTTGCATGAGATGTGGATCGAACCTGTTCCTGCAACAGGCGGCCTTAAGGTCGCCCGTGGCGCCAGAGGGCTATGGTTCGTGAAGCGGGACGGCGAAGCTGTGACGGCGGGATACAAGACTGAGACCGAGGCAAATGCGGCGTGTTCGGAGATGTCGGCATGAAACGCCTTGCGATAGTCCTCTGCGCCTCGCTGGCGGGGATTGGCATCGTTCTCGCTGCCGACGTCACTACGGGCTATAATCAGGGCACCAGCGGCTTCTACAGCCCCATCGATCGATCCGGTCCCTACGCGATCGATAGCGTCGGCAACGCCTACTTGCTCGGAACTTCGGCTGAACAGGGATCATCTATTGCAGCAGTCGGCATCGCGCCTGTCATCACGGTTTCGGGCACGTCCTTGCTCGGCAAGGCCGCACCAGGAAACCTCTACGGCGCTTCCGCCTACAACACGTCGGCTGTCCCCGGCTTCCTGGTGACGACGAACCTCGCTGCCGTTCCGGCTTCGGGTGCGTCGATCTCTCCGATGGATTGCGTGCCGATGGCGGCGACCGGGCAGGCCTTGATCAACTATGGTGCCGGGCCTCCCGACACATACTCGGTCGGCATTGTCGTCTTGGCCTCGACGTCTTGCACGACCTACACGCCATCGACGCTGGCGGCCTTCATCAAGGCGCGGGTGCGCTAGTGGCGCTCACAGTTGAAACGGGCATCGGCGTTCCCGGTGCCGATAGCTATGTTGCAACGGTTGATTGCGGCACCTATGCTGCAAATCGCGGCCTGACCTTCGCCAGTGATGCTACGGCCGATGCTGCTTTGCGGCGGGCGACGGCCTACATCGACAACACGTACCGGCTTCGGTTTCCAGGCTATCGGACATTCCGGCGTGCGCAGAACTTGGAATTCCCGAGAACGAACGCCTACTACACCTACGCCGAACCGCAGGGCGACACACCGTACTTCGTCGACCCGCGGATGCTTTATCCGTTCGACCTGATCGGCGCGAACACCATCCCGCCAGAGATCATCATGGCGACATGCGAGGCCGCGATACGCGAATGGGCGAGTCCCGGTGTGCTTCAACCCGACCTTGATCGCGGGGGCGCCGTGGCCTTGCTGAAGGCCGGACCTGTCGAAGTCAAATACGCGTCGGGTGCCGATCCCAACACCGTGTTTCAGATCATCGACGCTGCCCTGTCCGGCATCATCGGAGTGCGGAGCAGCCTGACTTCGCGAGCCACAAGAGGGTGACATGAAGAAGACCACGGCTTCCAAGACGCTCGCCAGTTCCAAAGCATCGAAGCCGGCCAAGAGCGCTGCGGCTAAGACGCTCGCCAAGGCGTCCCGCAAGAAGTGACGTCCCCGCTCGCTGGATCGCTTGCCCGCACCATCGGCAAGGCATTCTCTGGCCTGTTCCTGCCCGCCACCCTAACCCGCGGCACGGCGTCCTATCCCTGCCGCGCGATCTTCGACCAATGGGGCAAGGACTCCGGCTCCGGGGGCGCTCTCACGAACCCGGACGTCAAGGCTCTCGTGCTGGCGAACTCGCTCGCGGTCGAGCCGGCATCGGGTGACGTCGTTGCCCTTCAAGGGTCCACATTCGTCGTGGTGTCGAACGTCGATACAAAGCCGGCGGTTTCCACCGATCCCGCCAGGGCGGTGTGGACCCTGATCGGCAAGTTCTCCCCGGTCGGCTCCGGCGTCCTCGCCGCTTATGCGACAACTGCGGCAGCGCTCGGAACGCCATACAGGGTCTATCGTTCGACCGGCAACAATCCGCTGTCGACGGCTCCGATCGAGACCACACCCGTCGTGGTGACGAGCGCCAAGTCCTCCGGTTTCGACTTCAAACGGTCATCCACGTTCGAGGATCTTTTGTTCACCATGCAGGCGGACTTTTCCAATATCAGGATCGGCGACTACCTCGTCGGATCGAGCGGAACCTTCTTCATCGCCGACATGCCGCCGCTCCGCCCCGTCGTGGCGGTGCAATGCAACCGACTTGCCACCGTCTCGCGCTCGAACAGCGAGCGCAACGTGCCTGGCGGGCAAGCCCAAGGTCTGCCGAGCCAGCCGGGCAGCACCGGGCGCTACCGCGGCGTCAGCACCGCGATTGTGCCATCCGGGGCCGGCGAGACCGACATCGTCATCGGCATCCCATGCGCCATGATCGGATCGACGGGACGCGCCACGGGCACCGGGGAGACACCGACCGACGCGCCAGGCCC